GTCCAGACTGGAGGTATTGTTGTACCTAATCTGAGTACTATTTTTCTGAAGGGAACACTCAACGGTGGCGGGGCAACTTACTATAAAATACAGCCACTTTACTACGGTGGCCTTACAGTTGCCATAAATGGCAATAATAATATCGATACATTAGTAATGGGAAGGGGAGCTTTGGTACAAATTAGCGGTAGCAATACTATTGGAACTATAAGTAAGTTATACATAGCAAATAGTTATTCCACTATTCTTACACTTAATGATGGTACAACTAACATTGTGACTAATATCACTGGTTACAATACTGGTTTTACTTTAGGTATACAGAGAAACAATACTGGAAGTAACTTACCAATCATCAAAAGACTTAATTCATCACCTTGGGAATTGGGATCTGGTACAGAACTAGCAGGTGGAACAACTGGAGCAGTAGCGAGTGGTACCATTGTTAACGAGTTATCTGTAGTTGGTATAGTTTTCGAAAGACTTTCTGCATCCAACAAATTTTTCTTATTTTTTTAAGGCATACTATGTCAGTTCAAACAGTAACACTAGACAATGAATATGTTGTCCCATATACATCAGCAGTCGTTTCTATTCTACGAATAGAAGACGAGCCTGAAACTAGAACGCTAAGTGTACTAGTGCAACTTGGTGACAAAAGGGAATATAGATACACTATAGATATTCTTTCCGGAGAAGATTATACACCTGAATGGACTCGGGATATTATAGTAAGTAGTATTAAAAAATACTTTACTTCTCAATGAAACGTCTAATCTCCTCTGCATCACTTATGGCTTTAACGCAATTTATGTAGAATCGGCTACATTAATTAGAATTCTTTTAGTATAAATACTAAAACAAAACAGGATATCATATGGCAGTTACATCAAGACAAACTTTAATAGATTATTGCTTAAGAGCACTTGGCGAACCTGTCATTGAAATTAATATTGATGATCAGCAGGTTGAAGATCGTGTTGATGATGCAATTGAATATTTTCGACTATATCACTATGATGGAATTGAAAAAGTATATCTAAAACATCAAATTACTCAGCAAGATATTGATAATCAATATTTTGAAGTTAATGATTTAATTTATGGCGTAACGCGAGTATTTCCTGTAGCATCAGGAACATCTACTTCAAAGTCAATATTTGATTTACAATATCAATTACGCCTCAATGACTTATACGATTTATCTTCTACTTCAATTCTATACTACACACAGGTCATGTCTCATCTTGCATTGCTTGATTTGACTCTAAATGGTCAACCTCTTTATAGATTTAATAGATTAAATAATCGTCTGTATATTGACACCGATTGGCAGAATAAGATGGCGATAGGCAGCTACATTTTAGTTGAATGTTATCGTGCACTTGATCCAGCATCTGCTCCAAAACTTTATGGAGAGCCTTGGATGAAGCACTATACAACAGCTCTTATTAAAAGACAATGGGCAACTAATCTTAAAAAGTTCAGTGGAATGCAACTTCCAGGCGGAGTAACTATCGATGGCGATAAGTTATATCTTGAAGCTCAAGCTGAGATTAAAGAATTAGAAGATGACATCATGAATAAGTCTGCACCTTTAAGTTTTAGCATGGGTTAATATGCCAAACGTTTATTTTTCACATGGAACACGAAATGAACAGTATCTTCTTGAAGATTTGATCATTGAATCGATCTCAATTTGGGGACAGGAATTTATGTATATTCCTCGTCAACTAGTTGCAAAGGATGATATTCTTGGAGAAGATAGGCTATCTAAGTTTGAATACGCATATCCTATTGATATGTATCTTGAAAATGTTGATGGTTTTGAAGGTCAAGGCGCGTTTATCCAAAAATTTGGTTTAATGATGGAGCAATCTGCAACACTTACAGTTGCTCGTAGAACTTGGGAACGTATTGTTGGAAAACATAGTGGAAATATGTTACCTAATCGTCCCTCAGAAGGCGATTTGCTCTATTATCCATTGACAAAGGGATTATTTGAAATAAAATTTGTTGAACATCAAGATCCATTTTATCAATTAAAGAAACTATACGTATATCGTCTTCAAGTAGAACTATTTCAATATGCTTCTGAACGTATTGAAACTGGAGTTCCTGCAATTGATATATTTGAAACTCTTAAATCTAATAGTATTGATACACAATCTGGCATCGAACCAATTAATGTGTATGGAAGCAATAGTAATAATAGCAATTTTACACAAGAAGCAGAAAATATAGTGTTTGACACAAATAATCCATTTGGAGAATAAAATGTTAGCATCAAAATATAACATTACAATAGAAGCAGGCGCTACATATCGTAAAAAGATTACATGGAAGACTGCTAATAGAGCAGCAGTAAATTTAACTGGTGCTAGCGCAAGAATGCAAATAAGAAAAACAGTTAGTGATAGTACTATATTAGTTTCTTTAACTACTGAAAATGGTGGCATTATTCTTGGTGGAGCTTTAGGAACTATTGAAATTGTAATATTAGACAATCAAACTGATACTCTCGTTAATGGAGTTTATGATATAGAAATTGTACATCCTCTTGGAGCTAATCAAACAAGAAATGATGTAACAAGACTTTTATATGGAACTGTAACAGTTTTACCAAGTGTAACTCGTTAATATGGCTACTACTTCTACTTTAGATTTAATAAATTCTCCTGATAGTATTATCAGTATCACAACTGATACTGATTCTATAACTATAGTTACTGGAGATCAAGGACCTATTGGTTTAACTGGCGCTCAAGGTGTTCAAGGTGTTCAAGGTATACCTGGACTTGGTGTAGCATCTGGTGGATTTGTTGGACAAGCTCTAGTCAAATCTACTAATAATAATTATGATACTAGTTGGAAAGATTTGTTCGATTCTGCAAATCCTGGGCCTATTGGATCTACACAAGCAAGTACTGGCAGATTTACAACGATTCAATCAACGGTTTCTACTGGAACTCCACCTTTTATAGTCTCTTCTACAACTCCAGTAGTTAATCTTTCTATTGGTGGTAATGCTGCAACTGCAACTAATGTTGCTTATTCTGGCTTAACTGGTAATGTACCAATTTGGAATCAGAATACAACAGGTACTGCATCTAATATTACTGGAACATACACAGGTAGTATTACTTCATCTCAAGTCACTACAGCATTATCATTTACTCCAGAAAATCTTGCAAATAAAGGCGCTGCTAATGGTTATGCGCCATTAGATAGTAGTACTAAAATTGCTGCTACATATCTACCAAGCTATGTAGATGATGTAGTTGAATATAGTAGTTTTACTTCTCTTCCTGCAACTGGAGAAACTGGAAAGATCTATACTACAATAGATACAAACAAAATTTATCGTTGGGGTGGTAGTGCATATATAGAAATTTCTGCAGCACCTGGTTCAACAGACGCAGTCACTGAAGGCACTACTAATAAATACTACACAGATACACGTGCCCGTGCATCAATCTCAGTAGCTACAAATACTAATTTAAGCTATGATAGCACAACTGGTGTGATAACTGGTCCTATTTTAAGTAGTTACTTAACTTCAGTTGCTCCTAGTAATTTTTCATCTCAGACCTCTAAGACTATATTAGCTGCGCCAAATGACTCAGATGGTACTCCTACATTTAGATTATTAGTTGCATCTGATATTCCTACATTAAATCAAAGTACAACAGGAAATGCTGCAACTGTAACAAATGGAGTATATACTACTGATACTAGAACTGTAACTAATACAATGTTAGCAGGTTCTATTGCTAACAATAAATTATCTAATTCTACTATTACATTTGGTTCAACATCTCAAGCATTGGGTTCAACTGTTTCTGGATTAAGCGAAGTTACATTAAATAATGGAATAATTGGTGGAACTACGCCTGCAGCAGGTACATTTACTACTTTAATTTCTACAGATCAAATTTATCAAAACAAATTGTCCATGTTAGGCATGGCGTTAATAATGGGCTAATCATGGCAACAAACCTTAAAAATTATTTAACTGCAAGCGTAGGAACATCAGCTATATCTGTGTATAATCCTACAGCTTCAGGCATTCAAGCAACTGTAATTGGGTTGACATTGGCAAATACTCTTACAGTTCCTATTACGGCTAGCGTAACAATGATATCTGGAGCTACTACAGTGTACTTAATTAAAAATGCATCAATTCCAGCTGGTAATTCTTTAAGTGTTCTGGGCGACGGAAAGTTTATAGTTGAACAAGGTGATAATGTGCAAGTTATAAGTTCAACAGCAAACTCTGTTGATGTTTTAGTTTCTGTAGTAG